TACCAAATTCTACCCATCCTTCATTACGTGATTCAGTAATTACAGGTGTAGTGTACTGACTTAACTCAATTACTTTATTCATATATTATAAAATCATTTGTCGTTTCTCTCTTGTTATAAATACCCTCATTTACCGTATATGGTAATGATTGATCTGTGGCTAAAACTTTACCTAAAAAACGTGTGTTTGTTTTTGAATCTCTGTAAATTCTCATTAAATAAGTATGTCCTTCAATTAATCCACTAAAAGCAAGTGTAATTGTATGATAGTATTCGCTAGTAGTAAAACTAGATACATTATAAGTAACACTTGTATTTGTTTGTTCATCCGTTAAATCTAGTTTATTATAGTCAGTATAAGAAGTGTTTACCCTGAAATTAAATATAACATTTGTTTGCTCGTCTTGAATTGGGAAAACGTCGAAATCTACATCCTCCGTTCTAGGAACGAAATTAAAACTTTGTGCTGTTGTATCTGTTGTTAATACTATCATAGTTTGTAAACGATAATTTGATAAATTGTATTCAAAAAAAAAGGCTACCGATTAAGATAGCCTTTAAAGTAGTAATAGTAAGTATTAAACAGTTACCATTGTAGCACCAGTAAACAAAGTAAGCATTGCTGCTTCTGTTGTAGCATCTAATAAATTAGCGTAACAAACTTCTTCGCCTTTAAACGTCAAAGAATAACCGTTAAAGTCAGCCATTTTTGCACCGCCTGAAATCTCTCCACCCGTTACATCTAAGCCATTCAATAGACCAGCAATATAAAACTTGCCATTATAGTCCTGCAAAATACAATGAGGCATGGAATAGGCCAATAATTTCACATTTTTTGAGGTTGCAGCATCTTGTTTTTTTAATTTGATACTTAAATTTTGCTCAAAATAAGTTGTTCCAGCGATCGGGTCCGCCATAATAGTTTGATTAAAACTATTTTCTCCTTTTAATTCAAATTTGTATAAAGTATCTACATTTACAATTGTGTCAATTACATCTGTGTTTGTAGCATCATAAGTAATATCACTTTTTACAATTTGATTGTTGATAAAGTAAAGTGCTTTGAATCCACCTACACTATCTTTATCTTGTTCTTTTCTTCCGTTTGCAATTGTTATCGGCATAATATTTTGTATTAAAAAAGGGGTGGCGTATTTCTCACCACCCCTTAGATTATTAATTTAATTTAATTCTATCCTCCGTAAAGAACACCTTTAGTCGCTTGACCTACGTGTGCAGCCATTGTATAGATTGCTCTAATAAATTGAGTATCTCCGTCTGCAACTAGTTTGTCCACTGTAAAACGAGAAATATCATCTGCTAGGTCCGTCGCCCAAATTACAGCTGCTTTTCTTTGTGCGTAAGCCATTAAATTGTTAGGAGTTGGTACGAATAAAATCTCAACACCATTATAGTAACATCTTGCGTCGTTTGCTCCTGATTCAAACTCGAAGTTAATTTGTTGTGCTGCTCCTACTGAGTTGTTAGCAATACGTGCTAATTGTCTCCATGCTCTTGGTGCATAAATAACTGTTGGCGAAACTGTATCTGCTAAATTTTCCGCTGGTATTGCAGCATACAGTAGGGCCATTTGCGCCGCTATATTGGAAGAAGTTACCGTTGTTCCAGTTACCTTAATATAACCACCTAAAGCAGAATTATCGTACAACACTTTCGAGAAGACTCCATCCACCAAACCAGCAGTCAAAGCAGCCACAGCTGTTTGAGTAGCAGCAGTCATAGAACCTTGTCCTGCTCCCGGAGTTAATGCAGCAATTGCTGTTTTTGTAGTTGAAGTAATACCACCCCAAAAGATTGATTCAGCATCTTGTGAAACTTGTGGCCCATATTGTGCTAATACAGTAGAAGCAAACTCAGAAGATTCAATGTTAAATGCTCCAGGATTCATTGAACGTCCAAAACGACCAGCTCTTAATGATTCTTGTAAGAATGTTTGTTTGTACTCTAATTTAGTTGGTGTGATGATTCTGTCAGTAATGTTGATTGAACCTGAGTTAGATAATGCAGCACCCGTATATAATTGTGCTGTTACGTCCATACCAGCCTCTGTAAAAATTGTTCCTGCTTTTACGTCAGTTGCAAATGTTACATAGTTGTCTGAAATTGTTTTGTTTGCGAATAGTACTTCTTCTAAGATTGGCTCAACTGCCTTTCCTCTGATGTCCACTCCTGTTAATGAAATTGCCATTTTTTATTTGTTTTTATTTTGTTTATAATGTTTTAAATCTTCAATTAACCATTCAATCTGTTCTATGGTTAGTTTTCCCTTGCAATATGTTTTAATTGTTTTGCTTCCAACTGCTTTTAAGAACATTTCGTAATTTACACCCATTTTAAATGGGTCTACAAAACTATCCATTCATTCTACTTTTTGCGTATCTATATCTCTCTAATGAAGACATAGATTCAAAGTTAATCACTTCCTTTTTTTCAGGATTGTGTTTGATTGGTTTCACTTCTTCCAATTCTACAACCTCAACCACTTCTTCAACTTTAGATAACTCTAAAATCTTCGCTTCCAACTCCTCAATCTTCGCTTCTAACTTTGAGAAGTGTTGCTCTTCAACTGTTGAACGAACGATTTTTTTCGCTGTTGTTTGTTGTTGTACTTTCTCCGCTTCAACTGGCACTTCCGTAGGTTCTACTGTTTCAGCTTCTTCCTCTACCATTTCAACTGAAGCAATGATTCCCTCAACTTCAACTTTTAAAATTCTACCATCTGCTAACTCATACTCTCCAATCGGCAAAGGTACTGGCTCTGCTTCGGGCATAACGATAAAAACCGCTTGTCCTTCCTCAAAACTTTCCGCTTGTATTGTAGTCATACCGTCCGCTAATGGTAAATCTTCCAATTTTGTCTCCATTCCTAAAAATGCTTTAATTGTTTTTAATGCTTCTTTAACATTCTCTTTCATAACTTTTTAACATTTAATTATTGATTTGTATTTATTTATTTACTTAACTTATTGATTTATAATTCTGTAACTATAACGTTAAAGTGTGCTAATGTAACATTGTTTGAACTTTGATTTTTTATCCATACTTCTAAATAGTCATCAACTGCCATATTTGTAACACATTGAATCGAATTAGATTGAGCTTTACCACTACCCGAGCAAGTAACATCAATTTCACTTGAATCTACTTTAACACCATTCTTGAAAAAAGCAATATTTAATACGTTATTATTCCCGCTTGAAACAGAAACATTACATTCTGCTTTTACGTTTCTCGAGTTTACTGTATTTGTAATTCGATTATTTGTGTGTGTAAAATTATCGTTGTATAAACCTAATGTAGTACTGCTATTTAATTTATAAAAATTTGTAGTTGTGATCGTTGTTACTGAATTAGAAACTACATCGTAATAATTTATAAAACTATTAAATTTACTTCTAACAAGTTGTTGAAGTATTCCCGTTCCATTATCAAAGTAAATTGAATCTGTAGCAGAAATATGGGTTGCTTCTTTGTATCGAACGTTATAGTTTAAACTCATTGATTAAGTCTTTAATTAAATCAATTAATTCTTCATCTTTTGTTTCACTCATTTTAAGTTGGTCCAATCCGTCGAACATACCCTCGATTGAAAACCCGTTGAATTTACCCAATTTAACACCCTCATAAACTTCATCGTTATAGATTTTCATCTTAACAACCCAACTACCTTTAACAGCATTTAAGTTGTAAATATTAGACTTATCGTTTTTAGGGTCTTCAACAATCCATGATTCAATAAGACTAACTCCGTTAACTGGCTTTTCATGGTCGATTGTAACGTTGTTGGCACGTAAATTCTTCAAATATAATTCCTGAACTTTCTCAATAGTTTGTTCTGAAAACTCAATATAAAATTCAGTATCGTCTTTACGTCTTAATATCTTTTTATTAGGCACTAAAGCAAGACCTACAACCTCTCTCTTTTCCTCATTAATTACTTTTAACTCTACTTCTAAAGCATTAAGCATTAAGAATGGTTCTTCTATTGCAGGTTTATCGACAAAACTTATTGCGAATACACCTTCTTTTAATTCGTCTTTAATCGTTAATTCTATTGTTTGCAGTTCTTTTTTCATATTATTACAATGTTGCGTTTCTAACTCTATTTCTATCTAAACTTTGTGCTGTTGACATCGCACCACTTACTACATATGCTTGAACGGGTGCTTGTTTTAATTGGCTCAATTGGTTCAGTCCATTATTCCCTACTATGTTAAACGAAGGAGCTTGTATTTGTGCGTTATTTCCACCGCCACCGCCCGAAGGAGTTGAACCACCGCCACCACCACCACTAGAACCGCCACCGCTTGAAAATTGAGTTGAAGCAATTTTTTTAACATTTAATAAACCAGCCGTTAATGCGGCTCCTGCTGCTGCAATACCTAAACCAACTCCAACAACTGGAATAGCGGACAAAGATGAATAAGCACCGTTTGCAGCCTTAAACGCATCTATTGAAGCATTTGCTATATTAGCAGCCTTTTGAATTTTAAATGCAATCTCTTGTTGTTTTCTAGATTTTCCAGCGAATAATTCGGCTAAATTTCCAATAGTTGTAAAAGTGTCTTGAACCGCTTGTATTTTTTGAGCTTGTAAAGTTTTAGCAGCTAAATCTGCCGCCTTATCATCTTCTAGTTTTTTTGCATTTGCTAATTTATTCGCATCTGCAACATCTTTATTGAATGAATCTAAATCTGCTAAATCTTGTTGTCTTTTCTTTTCTTGGAGTTCTCTTTCATCTTTATTCCATTGCTCTACTAATGCTAAGTCGTCTGATTTCTTTTTATAAGCCGCTTCATTGTCTGCGTTTATTTTGTCAAGTTTGGATTTATTTTCGGCTACTTCTTTTTTATCTATCTCTTTAATTTGAAGTAATAAACCAGCCTTATCATTTTCTAATTTTACTAAACCCTTTTTATGCTCTTTAATTACATCGTCCGCTTTTTTAGAAGTTTCGGATGGGTCGAAAATTAAGTTTGCTATTTTGTTATTAATTCCGTCAAAATCTTTAAGTATTGTATTTACATTAAATTTAGCAATGTCTACTCCTGGTATCTTATTTAATATTCCTATCGCTTCATTCACAAAGACAAAAAAGAACTCAGTTAGTTTCTTTTGAGGATATGTTATAAAGTCAAGGAAACCTTTTAAATATTCTTTATTTCTTTTTGCGGCTGCTATTTGATTTTGTTTAGTTACAAAGTCATTTTCTAATTGAATTTTAGATGCTAATTGCACCGCTTCAATTTGAGCAATTTTATATTGTAATATTTGTTTTTCGCTTTTACCTTGAAGTTTTAAAACGTTATCTTGTTCACCTATTTTATCTAACTTTTCATTTTCTAAAACAACATTTCTATTTACTTCCTCATTAAGTTTGCGTTGCTCATCACTTACACCGCCTACCAATTCTTTAATGTCGTCCCAATAAGCGTATAAAGTCCCTAAAGCAATAACTAGTAAACCTATTCCCGTTGCTCCAATTGCTGTTTTAATACCTTTAAAAGTATCTATTGCAACCGCTTTTAATTGTTTAAATGAATCTCTCGCTTCTCCAAGTCCTTGCAAACCTTGAGAAATAGCCATAGCACTTTGAACCTTTAAAAGTTGCTTTTCTAAATCTTTAGATTCAACACCAACTAAACCTAATGCACCTTGATAGGCAGCGAATCCACTCGCTACACCACCCAAAGAACTTGTTAAAGCGTTGAATTTAGCGTCGGGGTTGAATCCTTCCGTTAATGCTTTTGCATCTCCTATCGCATCTTTTAACTCTGCGGCTTTTTTAGCTGCTTTAACCGCTTCGTCCGAAGTTGCTCCAAACTTTGCCGCTAAGGCTTCAACTTCTTTTTGTGCTTCTCTAAGTTGCTTTTTTAACGGTTCTACATTCGTCTTTACTTCTAAATTTACTACTTTAGTTTCTGCCATTATTTCACCGCTTTTAATTGTCTAACTCCTTGCTTATATGCTTCCTTTATTGTTTTAGGTATTTCGTTTTTACCTTTTACAATATCAATCGCTTCACTTTCTCCGTAGAAGTTAGATAAGGCTAACATTTCTAATATATTCTTTATCATTCTTGTAGTATATTAATTGTATAAGCATCTGTTGAACCGTCTCTCATCGTTTCATCAACATCAATTACTATTGTTGCATCGTCTCCTTGTTGGCTTCTTAAATTAAACGAATCTTGACTAATTAGTATTTCTCCACTTTGAGAAGTTAAAATATATTTAGGGTTAGGATTGGAAGGAATCGTAACCAAAACATTTGTATCTGTTGTAATTGTCGACGTACTAAATGTAACTCCAGATGTTACTGTCGATATATTACTACTTTGGGCTGTTGTTGTTAACCCAACTCCAACCTCAACCGTTCCGCCTAAGTCATCAACAGTAAACAAGCCCGTTGAATTTCTAATTGGTCTAAAATCGTTTATCAATTCTAATTGTACTTTACCGTTTGTGATCTCAGAATTAATTGTGTTGATTAAATATCGCTTATCTTTTATCACTAATCTATCATTCAATTTCAATGAAGTAATTAATGAAATTGGGAAGTATGCCGTTAATTTTGTTAATCTGTTTTTTGAGTTAAATAAATTCGATAAGTAACCAAAATAATAATTAGCAAATAAACTATTTTCAATTGGTGTGTTATACCAAGTTGAAGTTTCGGGAGCAAAGTTTAAAGAATAGATTTGATTGTTGTAAGATAAGTCATTACCGAATAAAGCCAAGTTAGTTTCTGTTGTTTCTGTCGTACCGTCGTAGAATCTAATTGCTGTTGTCATAGCACCGTTATAATACAATAAAACTGGCTTCGGAATATAAGATTTATAATCGGGATATTTTGTCAAACTATAAGCCACTTGCATAGGTGTTGTACTAAACTTACTAAACTGTAAATTTTCAAATGGTAGTTTAACGGTATAATCGCCTCCGTCGTAATCGTAATTCAAAGAAGTATCTCCCCACTCTCTATTTGAAGCATCACCAAAGGCTCTATTAATAAAACTTTCGCTTTTTTCGTAGTTAAAAGAAATATTTTTGTACAATGGTAACCTATCAACTGAGATTGTATCTACATCAATATGTTTAGTAATGTCAATTACAGCCCCTTTACTATACCAATCGTCCACTGGCTCAATCTGAAAAGTATTGAAAGCGGTTGCATAACAAGTCAAGTTGAATTGCTTAAGAATACCGCTAAAGAAGTCTGCTATTGTTATGTTTGGAACGTTTAAATAGATGCTATTAACACCACTTGTCAAAGAAAATAAATTAGTTTGTCTTGCTATAACACTACCCTGAGGTAATACATAAACTGTCTGTCCAGTATTCAAATCAAAAAAAGTACCTAGCCATAGTTTTTCAACTACTACATTGTATTTTATATCACAATTTACATCTGTTTTAACTCTTAATGTTACAACCTCGTTAAATTCAGTATTACCTTGTGTAACGTTAATTAATGTATGATTGTTTGATGTTGAAACTGTTTGTATTGTGTGAGAAAATAAATCATTTTTGTAAACATCAATATCTAAATTTACAGCAGTTCCAACTGATATGTAATCTAAATTAAAATACACATTATATTTTACCCATATCGTAGCATTTTGTGAACCTACTAAATTAAATTTTCCATTGTCATATACTTCTGGCGTTATTGTATTTTCTGTTGCACTATAAGTTAGTGAATTACCATTTAATTTTGTATCTAAGTTCTCTGTATTTTTACACCAAAGAAACAACTTTTTAAATAACTCAGAATTTAAAAAGTTAGAATTGAAAGTCAATCCGAAATCTGTTTGTATTGCTTCAAATATCTTTGATACTTTTATAGCAGGAAATAACTCATTCCAAGTTAATCGACCTGTTGAAGTGCTTAAATCTGTTGAACTTGCATCTCCATACGTCCAATAACCATCACTTGAAATTAAAGGGTAACGTACATCGTAATCTGTCGTAGTGTCTGTAATTCTCGCTTTAACTCCAGCAGCATTGTATGGGTTAGATATTGCTGAATAGTCTAAATCTGAAAGTTTCTTATTGCTAAATGTATCTTTTAAACTTACCAAATCACCATAGAAAGTTATTGTATAGTGTTCTGCTTTGCTATTCTTAACAATAGAACCCTCTAATTGAATCTTGCCACTTCTAAACGGTGTTTTACCTACTTCAATATAAGCATATCTTCGTAGGTTATGGTCGATTGAATTATCTACATCATTCTGATAAAAGTATTCAAAAATCTTATCATTGTTGGGAGTGCTTGGAACGGTAAACGATTGTGAGAAATCTGTATAAACTTTAGATAAATCTTGAATGTTTTGAATTGAACTTGAAATGTTAATAAATTCATCTTTGAATAAATCAAGTTTGTCGTAATTGTTAACCGTAGTACCCTCAATATAAATCTCAACTTCCCTATTCATATAATATCATTTGTAAAGTTAAATTCTAAAGGATAGTTTATCATTTTATTGTTGATATTCTTTTGCAAGTCTATTTGCTTTGTGTTTAGTTTGGCGGGTCTATTGTTTACTAATATCCTATCACTTAATAATAGTTGTTTAATAGTTTCCTTGAATGATTCATCGACCCAACCGCTATTAACTTTAATTGATTCGGTCCCGTTAATATTAAATGTTTGTACTAAATTCTCTTGAGTGTTAAATGTCGTTTCTACATTTCTATAACTTTTGTATTCAGAGTTAGAAACATTCATAGAATCAACTGAAGCACCTAAGAAAAACTCCCTTTGAAAAGCACCGTATTTATTTACAAAATCAATCGTAACACTTCCGTATTTATTCGCTTCGATAGGTTTAAAATAATACGTTTTTAAAACTGTATTTGAAGCGTTTAAAATCTCTAACTTATTACCGTTAGATAAGTAACTAGAATAAACTCTAAACGGTTGCAAAACTCTTGAATCTACACTTGTATAAGTTCTGTTTGTTCCCGTTACCAAGTCAGTATATTTATACTTCCAACCGCTTGTATTATCAACCGATAAATCACCAGGATTTAAGTCTTTATTATAATAATAAGTACCCTCTGGAAGTAGATAAGCCCCTAAGTCAATATTAATACCTTCCGTATTATAAACGTAACCATTAAAGCAAGTGTAACTAACTGTATCAATTAACGTGTATGTAGAACCTATTAATTTATATCGTTTAATTCTAGCAAAACAAAAACTTTGTTCACTCATAAAGTTAGGCTCAGTTGTTGTGTTTACTGTGTAACTTGAATTACTTAAAAAGTTTTGTATATATTCCGAAATATCAAAATAACAAGTTGGAGCATTTGACGAAGCAATTAATTTACTAAGCGTATAACTTGGCGAAGTTGGATATACAACTACTCCGTTTTGTGGTTTTTTTAAATAAATTTCAACTTTAGCACCAATCTGACTGGCTTCGTTGATTTCAATAATATACGGACTTTTTGCAAATATTCTACTCATTTTACTTTTGGTTGTTCTATTGTACTATTAAATAACGTAATTGCATCTAATCCGTATTTATCAATTAATTCTATTGGTAATTTACTAAATGCCTTTTCAAATGGTTTAGTAAAAAATAAACTTGGTTTAATTCCGTTACGATAAATAGAATTTGCTATTGCATATTTTAAACTTGTTCTGCTAATAAATTTACCCTCTTTATTTCTTGGTGCTATTCCTTTACGAACTATCCACTTATCAAGTGCTGAAATTGGCGGTCTTTTATTTGTGTATTTATAAGCACCATTTCTGACTACTGTTTTTCCTTTAGTAGCTGGACCAACTCCATTAACTCCTTTGTCTTGGTAATGTCCATAATCTTCCATTGAGAAGTAAACACCAAAAGAATTTTTAAACAACTTACTTTCACCCTTTAATGAATCGTAAAGTTTCTTGCTACTATTCTTTTTTAGTTTTGTTAAATTGCTTCTACTTTGTTTTATAACATACTTAACAAACTTTTCTAACTCTTTTTCAGTTTCTAACATCTCAATAAATTACCATTGTATTCTCAGTTGATATATCAAATGTCATAGTCCAACCCGCTACGGAATCTGTAAACTTATCAAAGAAAGGTTCGCAAGTCGCATCTGAAAGTATATCGTAATTTATCTTTAAACTACCTCTATACATTTGCTCATACAATCTGTTAAGTATTGCTAAAGTTGAGTTCATTACATCGTCTTCATTATTATTGCCAACATACAAAGTAACCGTTTCATCTTTGCTGAAATCAACTGCATCCATACAAATGATAGAAATATTGTAGTTAACAACCTGATTTGAAAATGTTGTATTGTTGAACATTATATGACATAAAGGAAACATATTTTGTTTCTGCAATAATACTGCTGATAAATCACCTTTAGTAACTTGGTTAACTAATGGGTCGGTGTTTAATGTATCATATAATTTTGTTGATATATCGAAGTAACTCATTTTAATTGATTTTTTTTAATTTGGTTTATTTCTATTTGTGTCTTTTGCTTTTCAAATGTCAAAAAGTTAAGGACGGTAAATAATTCAAGTTTGAGAACTTCATCGAACTTTCTAAGGTCTCCTTGAGCGACTTGATATATTGATTGATACCAACCCCACTGTTTGCTAAATTGAGCCTCTTCACTAAAATCTGTTGGTTGCTCATCGTCAATGTCTTGAGGCTCTTCTCTAAATAATTTACTGTAGCCTTCAGTAACTCCCTTTCTAAACTCAAAAAAAAAACGTGTGCTGAAAGTGCAACTGATAAAGGTGTGTACTTCATCATTTCACCAAACTCATCGACGTTGTTAAATGGTGCTATTAAATACTGACCTTTCTTATTCTTTTCAATAACTGGTCTATACAAAACCGCCAATGCTTTATGAAATGAATCAAAGTTTACAATGTGCGTTTCCGCTTCGATATATTCTTCCCAACTTATTTTGTCGAAGTTAGGAATTAAGCCTAATTCTAATTCGTTAATTTTAAATGTCGTTTGTAATTTGGGAATCTCGCTAAATAGTTTATTAAAATGATTTACCAATTCAACCATATCATTGAATTTAATCTTAACAACTTCTTTCAATTCAATCCCACAAAATATCTGAATCATCTTTTGCCCTAGAAATTCGGGGTCGGTATTATTCTTACAAATATCCATATACTTTTGATAGTGAAGCAATGGAATTTCACTTAATGAAGTTGGAATTGTTAAATTTAATTTCATAGTTTTTAAACGTTTAATTTTGTAAATGTGTTTAGTAGATTGAATAGTTGCCTTTGTTTGGATTGCTTAATTGATAACTTACAGCATATCTAACAGCATCGAGTGCGTGGTTAAATTTATCAATCGGAGTTTCTGACTTACGTTCTAACCAACTGTAATTATTCAACTCCTTAATTAAATCAATCGAATCGCAATCTATTATCATTTCGTAATCTCTTAACATCTCAATACCCTCTGTAATCTTATGCTTAACACAAGCCACTACATTGTTCCCCTGATGTTTTAATTCACTTATTAATCTAGGTTCTGCATTATCTCCTACAATTAAACCACCTTTAGTAAAATGATTATTTAGCCTTGCAAGTTCTGTCGTTACTAATTGAGTTTGATAAATATGTAATTTAAGATAAATTAATTTTCTTCCTTTGTCGATTGAAGTTTCTACTAATGTTGTCGGGTCGTTACTAAATCCATAATCTTGACCGAATACACTGCCGTTATCATTATTAAATTCTCCTATTCTCCAGTTGTTATAAATAACTCCTTCTGCCTTATCTAACCAACCGCCTAAAATAGTATGTTTATACTTTTCGGGTCTACGTTCTTTAATGTCGTTAATTTGCTCTAAGAATGATTTAGATAGGTTTTCTTTATTGTCTAAGTAAGTTGTATGAATGTATGTAATATCGTCGTTTACAATCGTGCTTCCACCCTCAACACCTTTATTCTCAAAAAACTTTTGGTAAATGAAATGTTCTTTAGTTGCAGGATTTAAAACTAAAATAACTCTATTCTGTTTTTCTTTATGCCTTATTGAGTAATCAATTTTATCAAATGTATCTTCGTCTGTCAATTCTTCCGCTTCATCTAGTACCCACGTTGTAACACCCGCCAAAGATTTAAGATTCGCTGTCTGTTGTCCTGAACTTGTTTTAATACCTTTAAATAAAATCTTTGAACCAGTGCGAACATTTATAATTTCATCCTTTGTAATATGAAAATCTGAATGTCTATCTATTAAATCAATCTTCTCTATGAATTCGGGAATGATTGAAACGTGAGCAGATGTTAACGTATATCTAGTGAATAAAATAACGTGACCTACTTCGTAAGTTAGTGTAAGCAAAAAGGTAGTAACAGAAAAAGATTTTCCACTACCACGACCACCAGTTATAACAAAGTAACGTGAGTCAGAAAATAACCCATTATATTTTTTACTTAATGTTAACAAGGTCTTTAATACTAAAATCGTTTAATGAAATATTATTATCTACAACATCTTTAGCCTTACCAAATAAATGCTCTGAAATAAATATTTTTCCACGTTCAAAAGTTAACAAATCTTTAGCAAGTTCAATCCTTGCTTCTTCATCTGTTTCAACATTCTTAACTTGTTTAATTGCAGCAATAAAAATAGCATTTGTTTTTTGCTCATCTGCTATTGGTTTGCGTCCTCCATTTGTCTTATGACCTCCGTTGTTTTTTCTTTTATCTTCCATAATTAATAAAAGTATTAATTAATTAATTATATACATTTACCTATTACTGGCTTATTTCCATTCCATTGCTTATCTCTTTGCAATCCACTACAATCGTTTATAGTTGAATAGTGTCCCCATTTTCCATAGTCAGGCATATTAAACTCATTAACAAAAACTACCCTATCACAATTACAATCTTTTACAACTGTTTGTTGTGCTGAATTAGTTGTTGTGTTACTCTCTTTTTTACAACCTAAAATTATTAGGCTAATTAATATCAAATATCTCATTTCTTATTTTTTCTTTAGTTGTCTTTAAACTTCTCATTACCGTAGATGGTGCTATATTAAACTTAGCCGCTATTCCTCTAATCGTTAAACCTTTCTTGTAGTAAGCATCTAGTATTATAACGTCGGAGTAGTGTGTTTTGTATCGTATCTTTTCAATTTGTGCTTGTATCTCTTCAAATCTAATAAATTTATCTATATCAAGTTCATCGCTTACAAGTTCTTTAACATCGTTTAAATCTACTTTCTTAAATCTACTTTCTAATCTTATTTTATCCACGCAAATCGAACGTAAAGTACACCAAACGTAAGCAGTATTAATATCTTTGTTTAGTTCAATTAGTTTGATGTACATATCTTGGACTTCATCTTCACACCCTCCAAACTGTTTAGCAATATTTATCCACTTTTTATGGTGTTTAGTTAGGTCCTGAATCGTCATTATACAAGTGCTTTAATGTATTCTTTACAGTAGATTTCAAACGATATACCAACAATCTCTTTAATCTTATGATTGATGAAATTACCGTAAAGTAACTGTTTCTTTTCTTTCTTAATTAGTCTGCTGTATTTTATCATAAATTCAATATTATTTTCTTATTCTTCATCGCTTCAATAACGGTCTTAAAGTCGTAACGTATAAAAGCCAGTTCAACATAGTTAGGGTATGTAACTACCCTATGCCCTACTTTAATCGTTGGTAATGGACTAACTAATCTCCCATCAACGAAAACTGCATCGGGTATGTGCTTCTTAACTTTACTTTCTCTTAACTCTTGCTTTAATGTTGTCATAGTTTTCGTATAAAGCCTTTAATAAAAGATTATCTTCTGGTTTGTTTTCATCGAATAGTCTAACTGTTCTGTGCATATCTTGTAAATACCCAATAGGACTATTTAAATTTTTCCTATTGGGTAAAGATAACAATTTTTCTTTAAAATTTATATTTAACTTTATATCCATTTTCTCTAAGATATTCTACCATTTCAGACATAGAAAAATCTTCTAAGCAAGGTTTAATAGTTTTCAACTTTTGGATGTATAAAGTAGCATCCATCAACTCCTGTTGTAAATGCTCAAGGAAGTCATCTGTATTATTTTCTGCTAAAGTAGTACCGTACTTTTCGATTCCAACTTTTGAACGCTGTTGAAAACTATCAACAACTTGCTGTACTATCGGGTCTTCTTTCATATTTCCTTTTATATCTAATGTAGATGTACTCCAATAATCGACTGCACCTACCTTGTTGAATGTATCACCAACTAAGACTTGACCTCTAGTTATATGACTATCCATATAATTAACTTGAATAATTAAGTCAGTCGTTTTTGATTTCGCTATTATATTTTTCATTTAAGTAAATTTGAATCATGTGTTCAATTGGATGACATACGTATTTCTCTCCGTTTTCTCTAAACCAAATAAAAAACTCGAATAATTTTAAAGCTTCGTTATCTTCCATGCGTTCAAACTATTAAAATACTTCTCAACTCCTTCAGCATTCACCCAACATTTGCCCGATAAATTCACCTCAACTTCCAACATATCCCCGATATTAATATCGTTAATCAATGTAACTTTATCTTTCGTCAACTGAATTAAGATGTCATTCGAGAATGCACCGTCAACAACTGTTAAGACGAATTCACGTTTTGAGAATTGCTCCGATACTATTTGAGTATCTTTTTTGATTTTTAATGTTCCGTTTAATTTCATAACTTTTTAGTTTAATTTTCCGTAAATATAGTTAATTATCTTTATACTGTTTCAATTATTCCGTATTTTTCTACTTTTGTTTTTTCTGAATGACAAGTTTTGCAAATCGCTTGTAAATTGTCAACTGTATTTTTACCACCATTAGCAATAGGTATAATATGGTCTACGTCAAATTCTCTATTATCATTTAATTCAATTTCACAAATATTACAATTATAAGATTGACTTGAAGCAATTGCTGAACGTTCCATTTCTGAAAAAGAATATCTATTTGAATTATCTTTAAAATTAGAATGTTTATCTACAAAAATTATTCTTCCATTTGCTCTTGACATTGCTACATACATTAATTGATTAACGTCTTGAGGATATCTATTTGCATAATCATAAATTGGAATTATAACATCATTATAAGTACTTCCTTGACTTTTATGTGAAGTAATAGCAAAAGGCTTTTTAAGTGTCGCAAAACCTAGTTTTAAATCATTATACTTTGTATTTAATTCTGCTATTTGCTTTTGAAGTACAAATTTATATTTATTACCTTCATTTAACTTTTCAATCTCTTTTTTTATTTTTCCAACTACTTTATCAATTCTGTATTTAATAGGGTACAAAGTATTTTGATAACCATTACCAACATAAATAATAACACTAACTCCACTTTCTTTTTTAACTAATATTTTTTTATAATTAAATTTAGCAATTTCATTTGTGTATATTTCTTTTTCTTCTTCAACAAAATTTTCAATATCAATTATCTCAACTGTTTCTGAAGTATAAAACTTTTCGTTTTCTCTTGAATAAAAACCATCAAAAAAAACAATATCCCCTATATTTAATTCATTTACTTTATATCCTAAATTATTTGATTTTGTAGAGCCTATTAACCAGTTAAAAGAAAGACAAGTTAAATTTTTAAAGCATACCGCAATTGGATTTTGTCCTTTAATTATTTGCCTGAGTTCTTTTGAATTATTATTATAAAAAAGAATATCATTATCATTTTTATATTTTTTAGCCATTTTATCAAAGTTAATTTGAAGGTGCATATTTTCTCTGAATTTTTTAATTAATTCTTTTAAATCTGTACCATCTTTTTGTCTTTGCTGAATAGTTAACTCGGTGCAATAATCAAATTTATTGAAAATTTTACTCACTTTAAAACCCATACTATCTCGTTCAAATTCATCTTCAATAGGGGGTATTTGTCTATTATCCCCTATTAAAATAAACTTTCTTTTGTTTTTTAACTTCATTAATAATTCAAAACATTCATTATTTATTAAAGATATTTCATCAATAATTATAATTTTTGGAATGTCCTCTAATTTTGGCAGTTTTCTTTTAGTAATTGTTCTGTTGTTATGGTCTTTTATCATTTTAAAACCTAAAAAACTATCTATTGTTTTTGCTTTAAAATTTGTTTCTCCATCTTTTATTAGTTGTTTTTTTAAATTACCAACTACTTTATTAGTTGCACCTAAAAAAATTGCTTTTGAAACGTCTATTGATTTGCAAATAGTATAAGTTTTCCCAGTTCCCCCAGCTCCAATTACACCAAAAAACCCTTTTTCATTACCATCTACAAAATTAATTAATTCATTTTGTAATTCTTGTTGTTCTTCGTTTAACATTTATTTTTTAATTAGTTTTTATTTCAAAATATCTTCCTTTTTGATCTCTATTTTTTTCAAAATCATACCCTTTGTAATCGCAATACTCTCGCACCCACTTCATAAAATCACGTGGACTTAATTCTTTATAGTTTTTATATTCCTGAAGAAACAAAGCGACAATATCAACTGTGTAAATTCTTGTATTAATCACTAAATTTCCCTCTTCAGTCCAGTCAAAGAAGTCTTTTGTCGAACCTTGAATAAATCTTTTTGCATTACCATTTATTGAAATTGTTTTTACCAAGCCTTCATTTAAAAACATTTGCAAATTATTAATAAAATAGTTGTCAAATTTATTCCAATCATTTACATTCCAACTATCAAAAAGTAATCTACCATATTCAGAAAGTGGACTTCTTTTATTATTAAAATACTGAAAAAATTCGATTTCGTGTCTTCTTCTTTCGTGTGAGCTTCCTATTCCATTAATTACATAATTAGTTGTTATTATAATTTTAGGAGATCGTTCAAACGGAATAAATATCTCATCTTTATTTTTTCGATTAACTGTTATTCCTTCAGTAATTAAAGAAAATAATTGTTCAAAATTAAAGTTCTTTTTAACATCATCAAAAGAAAGTATTTGAGTATCTAAATTAACACGTTGGTAAACAAAATCTGACTTCTTAGGATCAAAAGATTTACCATCTATTTTAATTAATTTTCTAAAATTTGAAAGTGAAGTTAAAACTAAACTTTTTCCACTTCCCCCGTTTGGGTTGTCATCAATTTCTTGGTCATTAAATATAACCGCCTTTTGGTCTGTTTTATCTTTATAAGTGTGAATTAAATAACCTAATGTTAGTTCTAATGACTTTGTTCTTTCATCATCATTTGCACTTACTTTTCGTATAAAATCTTGAAAGTCATTTGTAAAATCGCTTACTTTTTTAAATTCTCTATTTATAATTTGATTTTCCCAAATATACCCATCTACATCAATAAAATTAAGAAGTTCCGTATTGTTTGCAGTAACTTTAACAACTCCATTTTTAAAAGGAATATAAGCGGTGTCTTTTTCATCTGCTAACATTTTTAAGTAAATACTATCAATCATATTTAAATGACTTTCAGTAAACAAATAAGGACTTTTTGAACAATAGTTCCATACATTTATTAAACCCCTTTCAAGTAAATAATTTAATACAAAATCTTTTATTTGAGCAACTGAAGAAAGATTTACTTTATTTTCTTTTACCCTTACAAATGTTGGATTTTCTGAAGTTTCAGGATAGTATTTATTAAACCCATTCTTTACCAAAAATGAAGAATATTTAAATGGTTCTATTGTTATTGTTTCACCACCGTTTTTATTAACTTGAATATTCCAGAATATATCTTCAGATTCAACTAACTGAAATTTAATTTCGTTAATTACTTCTTTGTCAACATTAAGTTGTTTTTGAATGTCCTCTAAATTTATTCCACTTTTTATTTTATTTTGTATTGTTTTAATTGTAGAAAAATCCTCAAAATATTTACTATCAAAATTTGTCTTTCTATAAGCTGAACGAATAGTGTTTACAGTTTCTGTTTCTGAAAAATCACCAATAACAACATTGTTAAAAATATATCCTTCCGCAGTGTCTTGACTGATTCCATATTCTGAAAATGACATTGCTAATTTTAAAATGTAGTTGTTTCTATTACCTTCTTCAAAACCACCTTTAAAATCAAATTTCATTATTCTTTCAATTATTTTTCTCTCATCTCTTAAAATAATTGAAGGCACTTTTTCAGAATAAGTAAACCCTTTTTCTTCTTCTATTTCTGTAAACTCTTCACAAAATTGATTTAAATAAATTTCAGGGTCATAACTTTCAAAACATACCCTTGAAACATTACAGTTCTTCTCATCAAAATAATCACTTTCAAAATACTTTCTAAAAGCATTAAATCTTCTTTTATGTTCTAATTTATTACTTTTTGGAATACGAATTAAAGCCTTTAACCCATTACCACTTGGAGAAGTAAAAACCATTAAAACGTGCTTATCATTTATCAATTTTTCACGTTCTTCATTCATTATCTCCAAAGAAGGGTACTTATCAAAATCTAAAACACAACAACCTGAATGTTCTTCTAATGAATTATCTGTTCTTTCAATAAAAACACCGTTAAACATAATAGCTAGTAAACTATTTTTAGTATTACTTCTTAGGTCTTTATCTGGACTTGTTCTAATTATATTTATCTTATCAATTAAAACTGGATTCCCTATTTTTATACGTTCGTAAACATCTGTTATTGTTAAACTAAACGGAGTATCTTTAGCATTAAATAAATTTTTAAATACACTAACTTTTGTATTAAATGGTTCTTTCATATTATCTTTGGCTTAAAACTTGGTTTATTAAATCTTCAATTTCTTCTTGTGTATTTTCTTTAATTACTGCATCATAAAATCTACTGAAATAATGAAAATAATATTGACTTCTGTAATACTCTCTAGTGCATTCATCTTCAAGTTCAAAATTAAATCTAATAAAGTAATCTTTTGTAAAATCTACTCTATGCTTTACGGCTAATAATGATCTTAATTTTTTAATGTGTTTGTTAATGTCCCAGTCATTAAAGGCATTATCTAAAGCATTTGACAACTCTTTTAATGTTACCATTTCATCACCATAAAAATAACCACATCTATTTAATTCTTTATGAAAAGGATTTAAGTATAAAAATACTTTACTTTCTTCATCGTAAAAAATTGTCTTGGGTTTTTTAAACTTAACAAGTTTTCTAACTTGTTTTTGATTTACCAGCTCAATAAAAGCATTAAAATCAATTCTAGGAAGATTATCTATCTTCGCTAATGTTTCTTCTGAAATTTCTTTCACTACCATAAATAAAAAAACCTATTAAGATTTCGAGGGCAAGGTCTCTACTTTCTTAATAGGAATTATTTTAATTTCTTAAACGTGCCTTGCCAACACGATAACAAAAATACTAATAATATTAATATAAATAACAAAAATTTAAAAATAAAGTTAAAATATATTCAAAAATCAACTTAACTAATTGAAAGCCAAACATATAAATATTACTCCATATATTCGCCACATAAAAACCACTATAACTATTTTAAAATCAATTAATTACATATATCTGCCACCACAAACGCTTTTTTTTAGGGGTACCCCTTTGTTTTTTGTTTTACTCAATAGTTGGTATATAAGAGGTATGAGGTTTATGTGGCTAAATATATTTATTCTGCGTTCTTTTCACTAACTTTTTTTTACTCTCCCTCCCACTTCTAATTTTCTGCTGAGTTTTCCTACTTTGCTTGTCGTATTTCAGCATCGTTTTACGTTGTGTGATCATATTGGCTTCATGGATGGAATAGGAGCAACTGGATAGCAATAAAATTAAAAGGTATTTCATAGGGTAAAGATAAAAAAAACCAGCCAAATGAATGACTGGTTAATATAAGACTAATAAACTGTTCTTAAGGTAAGTAGTATTAGTACTGTTAAGACAAAGATAAAAAAATTATATTACATCAAAAATTGATACTTGATTAACATTTGATTTTTTTTCTATACCTAAAAATGTTTCAAATATAGTTTTTCCAGCTTCGTAGTCAACTAGATTTCTAGCTATTTTATCCGTTCTTTGCTCTCCTTTATACTTTCTAAAATCGTAGTCGTGAAATTTAGATAATACATCTACTTCATTTTTTGCTTTACTTATAATACCGTTCCCCTCTTTTCTTTCTTTTAAATCGCTAGGTAAATTAAAGTTAGTCCAATATAAGTGCCGACCTCTTTTTTTCGCTTGTATTAAAGGTTCATAATATGGGATAACATTTTCAACTACATATTTCCCTTTGAAATAATGTTGTAAAAATAATATTTCTTGGTACAAAGCCATTTCAGGATAAACTGCATCCGTTTTAGTATCATAATTATTAGCTACTGCAAATCTAGCTCTTGAATGACTAGGGCAAGGCGGTGAACTCCAGATAAAATCAAACTCTTTGAAATGGTCTAGTAAATATTGATGAGCATCTGCAACTATTACTGTATCGTTTGGGAATCGTTCCTGATATAGTTTAGCTAGTTCTTCATCCCATTCAACTGCCGTTACTTCTATATCTGCTACTTCATCCCAAAGATACCTGTTACCACCCAAACAAGCGTAAAGATTTAATACTTTAATCTTCTTCATCATTCACATATTTAGATTTAAAATTTGTCAAATTAAAGCCGAATAACTCTCTTTTGTTGTGCTTCATTAATACTTTGCTTCGTAGATGCTCACCGTAGGCTATTTTTTTAATGCTTTTAATCGTTTTAAAGAAGTTGTACAACTTGCGGTGATTATTGCTACCTGGTGAACTTAGGTAACACTTGAAGCGAATTTCTCTACTTAAATCTTCCATAATTACTTAACTTTAAATGTTTGTTCTACAATTGCTCTAAACTCTTTTAAATTATCCGTGTGTTCTTGTGCTAATTGGTCTTTATCTTCCTCGTTATTCTTCCAATATAGACTATTTGCGTTGCGTTCTAAAACTTTTATAACATCGTTTGTAAAGAACTCAGGCATAACACTATTTAACTCCTCGAAGTATTCAATAAATAAAGGTGTCCAAGTTACTATTATACCGATTAATTTATCGTAGTGGTTTTTATCACTTAAATACATTTGCTCTCTGTACTCTCTCGCTAATTTTCTTTTGTATTTAATTTGTGTCATAGTGCTAATCGTTTTAAATCGTTTTTTAAATTAGAAGTACATTCACGAAAGTACTTATCGGACTTTAATTTCTGATACTGCCCTAAATAGTAGATGATAGTATCGTGCTGTAATTCAAAGAAACTTCCAATAAACTGCAACGTCATAGTTGTGTTCTGTTTTAGATAGTTTACAAGCACTATTCTATTGTAAACTAGCATTTGCTTTCTGCTTCTGTTTTTCAATCCGTACAATTCAATTAAATCTAGTAACTTAATCGGCGTTTCTTCCGTTGGCTCTACTTCTTCTGTCGGTGTGTATTCAAGGACATCGTTTACAAATTTGTCTAATCCAGTTAGATCAAACTGTATTTTTGTGTTAAACCTAATCGACTGTAGGATATTCAATTCATATCCTAAGTCTTTCAGCATTTTTAAGTTTTTCATATTGTTATCGGTTTTTCTGCTAATGCAATCGCTATTGTTTCACTCTCGAATCTCATATTTTTATATAACTCGCTCCATTGTATCTGATAACCTTTATCAAATAGTAGTTTTTCCATTTCAGGCGTGTACCAGCCCAATAAACTAACTTTGTATTCTGTGATGTCTACATTGAAGAAGTTCTCTAAGTTTAACTCATAATGTAGTTTTGTCACTAAATCTAATTTGCTTTTCATAATTTCTATTTGTTTTTTTGTTTATACTCGTTTTTATCCCATCCTTGTTTAACTTTCCCTAATTCTACTGCATACAAGCCGAAGAAATACATGCTCCATTGATTGAAATTCTCAGGACGATCCTTTGGAAATACTGTTTTGCTAATTCTAATTGTTTTCATAATTTTTGTTTTTAGTTATTTTACTTTTTTTAGAATAGTTTTAATGATTCCTCAATTACTTCTGTTGCTTGTTCTTGATTTAAGTTAAAATTTTGCATCAACATATTTGACAATGCGAAGATGTGTTCAGCATCTGTATAACCTTGTGTAATCATTTTAGTTAATGCTTCTTTTGAAGTTAAGATTGCTTTTCCGATGTTTAATTCTGCGTTTTTCATAATTTCTAAGTATTAATTGTTTTTGTCTACAGCAAATCTACGGAACATATATTGATCTACCAAACATTATTCACATTATTTTTAAAATAATTAACAAACAAAAAAATAACTGCCTAATATTTAGACAGTTATTAATAAATTATTTTTTCTGAAATGATTTAACCACTTCTTTAAACTCGCAAATTCTCTCAATTGGAATTAAAGCCTTGACTATCTTTGCGTTGTTTATTTTCGGGCGTCCTGGTGAATGGTAGGTAGTTTGTTTCACTTCCTTTATTACTTCTATATTCTGTTTCATTTAATTCTAGTATTTGTAACTGTTCTTTTTGTTTGTGTGTACGGAGTAGCAAGATTAACACTACTCCGATACAAGGCATGATTAATACTTTAGACATATCTTACTAATTTTAATTGCTAATTGTTCGCTTTCTGTTATCAATTGCTCCTCTCTATTTTGCAAATCATTCCAATATTTTCTAAAATGATAATGTGTACATTCGTGAAAGATTAAACCAAAGTCAATTAATAAATCATTTGTTATAGCACTTTTATTTATAAATAAATAGTATTTTTTTGAGTCTGTTGGTAATTGATTGCACATTCCATCTATGTAGGTTCCGCCCTCTTTAATTCGTTTAATACAATCTATTCTATTCAAGCCGTGCAATTCATCAACTTCAAAATAATCAAACAAACTAATTGCTGAATCGCCTACTAATAGCACTAAGTCAGCCTTTATGTCTAATTTAAACATTCTTAATTGATATAGAATTTTTGCTAAACGTTATTATCGGACGTTTAAGAATTTCCCCAGTTGATTCGTCTAAACTTGTCAAACTACTTAAAGCAACTTGTTTATATTTGTCCTCAATCTCTTTTAGATTAGCCTTAGCAATCTGATATTCTTCAATATTAGAATAGTCAATCATACGTCTACCCTCTACTTTAGTAACTTTGAAGTTTCCAAAGTTAAATGTTTTCTCGGTTCTTTTTTCAGCCTCTTCAATCGCTAAACTTTGCACTTCGATTTTTACTTTCTGTGCGAGGTCTTCAATCTCTTTTGCTTTACCGTAAAGTTCTAAAGGATTTAATTCTCCATTCCTAACCGCTTCAATTAATATTCCGAAGTAGTCCTGTAACGTTGTTGGTGTTACTTCTACTACTGACTGTCTTTGTAAATTTTCCATTGTCTTATTTATTAAATTGTTTTTTGTAATAATCTTCTCCAGTTAACCAATATTCAAAACTTGTAGTACCTGATGAAATTTTTAATTTATCTCCGTGTGCATCAATTATTTGTTGCTTTTCCATTTCTAATGCTTGTTCAAACATATCATCTGAAGGCTCTAAGCACTCAAATAACATTTTACTTCTTAACCACTCTACTGCTGTCATAATATTATTTATTTAGTATTTCGTTAATTTCTAATTCTTGTTGTGCAGTTAACATAAATGATTCTTTTAATTTTCCTATAATTTCAACCTCTCCATTTTCTAAACGTTCACAAATTTTATTAAATTGCTTTTCATTAATTAATTGTTTAGGCTTTTCAGCACTTGCTTGTTGTCCATCATCGTCCTGAGATTGCATAGATAAAAGATTTTGTAAAGTGTAACGACGAAAATAAGTAAGGCAGCTCCCAGTTGCTTGTGCGGTTAATCCTAAAGGAAGTGTTAAGTAACTTTCAATAAAACTTCCGTCTTCCGCATCTATTATTCTAGTGTATTGTTTACCGTCTTCTATTGGTTGTAATAGAAGCAAACCATGACTTAATAGTACTGGCTCAACTGTATCAATTAATGCGTTTATATCAACGTATTTGTTTTTAAAGTGTGGATTGGTTGCGTTTTTAGTTGCTTTACCAATTTCTTTCTTTGCTTCTAATAATTTTGTGTAATTTTTCATAATTCGTTTTCAATTTGTAGATTAATTCTCTCCTTAATGTCAATGATTTGATTTTCGTCAAACAAGTCTGAAACTTCCGTTTCCTGAACGTAAATAAACAAGTCATACATTTGACCGCCTGACTCTGGCTCGTGTTCTGTTTGCTCAAAGATTGGGTAAATTTCAAATTCGCATCTTAGTTCGATGCCTCTGTAATCGATTTTTGTTTCCATAATTTTTAGTATTTAGTTATTAATACTGCAAATCTACGAAACTTATTTTAATAAAAGGTACTTTTTATTATTTATTTTCACAAAAAAAAGCGAGTAGTAATAAAACCACTCGCCTTAATTAACTAAAACACCTAAAATTATGAATGAATCAAAGATACTATAATTTTTTAAGCATATATAAATTTAGTGTCATTTTTTAAAGATCCATTTAGTTTAGCTCTTAATGTACTATAATTATATAAATTAAAGTCAGAACATTCTTTTATTGAATTATAAAATACTCCATTTTCTATGTTTAAAATTATCTTACTCATACTTAAATTAGAATGTCCTTTTTTACCTTTATTGTATGGTGTTTTACCTATTTTAGATAAACTAATTTTTCTTCTTGTTTCTACAGTATGCTTTTTTCCGTAAAAACTATTTAATTCTCCCTTTTTACTATCGGACATTTTCTTTTTAGTTTCTTTTGATGCACCTATTTTTTCTTCATTATTTTTAGGTAGTATTAAATTTAAACCATTAATATTTAAAACGTCATATAAATCTCCGTAATATCTTTCTCTTTGATATATTACAC